ATACATTAATTAATCCAGCAAAATTAAAAAATTTAGTATATGAAGACCCATTAAGAAAAAATGCAGGTCTTGACATATATCATAATCCAGAAAAAAATAATAATTATTTAATTACAGTTGACGTTGCTCGTGGTATGGGTAACGATTATTCGGCATTCATTGTTTTTGACATAACTAGATTTCCTTATCGTGTTGTTGGAAAATATAGAAACAATGAAATAAAGCCCATGCTTTTTCCAAGCATAATTCAAGAAATTGGAAAGGCATATAATGATGCTTGGATTTTGATTGAGGTAAATGATATTGGTGATCAAGTAGCAAGTATTCTACACTTTGATTTGGAATATGACAACATATTAATGTGTGCCATGAGAGGGCGTGCAGGTCAAGTTGTTGGATCGGGATTTAGTGGAAAGAAATCTCAACTTGGCGTTAGAATGACTGCAGCTGTTAAGAAATTGGGTTGTTCTAATTTAAAAACATTATTAGAAGATGATAAACTGTTGACTGTAGATTACGATATTATTTCAGAATTAACAACTTTTTCCCAAAAGCATAATTCATTCGAAGCTGAAGAAGGATGTAATGATGACTTGGCAATGTGCTTAGTAATATTCTCTTGGTTAGTTGCGCAAGACTATTTTAGAGAAATGACAGATAATGACGTTAGAAAAAGAATTTATGAAGAACAAAAAAATCAAATAGAACAAGATATGGCACCATTTGGTTTTATTTTAGATGGTGTAAGTGAAGAGGAGAATTTTGTAGATAAAAATACTGGAGATTATTGGATGTTAGCATCTAAAGACAATAAAAATGAGGCAATTGACGTATGGAACGTTGATGAATATGGTGATAGGTCATATATGTGGGATTATAGGTAGTTAAAAAAGGAGGAATTTATAAATATTTCTAGATTAATTCTGGTTTTTGTAGGAGAGTAAAAGATGCCACTTAATTTAGCATCTCCTGGAATTGTAGTAAAAGAAATTGATTTAACTGTAGGTAGAGTAACTCCATCTTCAGATAAAATTGGAGCAATTGTAGCACCTTTTGCAAAAGGTCCTGTAAATTATCCAATTTTAATAGAGAATGAAAACGATTTACTAAACAATTTTGGAGAACCATATCAAGATGATAAGCAATTTGAGCACTGGTTAGTTGCTTCATCTTATTTGGCATACGGAGGTTCTTTAAATGTAGTAAGAGCTGGTGGTGATAAGCTTAAGAATGCACGTATTATTGGATTTAGTTCCGAAGCAGTTGACTTAGATGCTGAAATTACTATTGAAAGTGATGAAGATTATAATAATTTAGGATATAATGAAAATCCTCTTGCAAATGTTTTCATTTCTGCAAAAAATCCAGGATCCTGGGCAAATGGAATAAAAGTTGCAGTAATTGATGCACAAAGTGACCAATATGTTTCTGTAGCACGTAGTGATCTTGGCATAGGTCTTGACAATAGCGGTATTGCCGATAGTGGCATATCAGTAGGATCTATCGTATATCAAAAATATGAATCTGATAGCATTGCTGGAATTGGCACTACAACTAGCATTGGAACTGTACTTCTTAGAGGAACTGTTACCGGAGTATCTACAGGTTCAGGAGCAGCAGGTTATGATGTTTTAACCGTTAAAGTTAATTATATTGTAGATGAGGATAATAATATAATTAGTTCTGCAGAATATACACCATATGGTGTATATAAATTTACTGAAGGTAAGCAAATAGAAAGTAATTTAAATACTCCTTCATACTGGAAAATTGCAAATACGGAAGATTGGTTTGATCAACAAACAATAGATGTCAATGAAAAAGTCACTTTAAATTGGAATAGTATTGCTCCAAGACCAGGAACATCTCAATTTGCAGAATCTAGGGGAACATTGGATGATGAAGTTCACATTGTAGTGATAGATTCTTCTGGCAATATTACAGGAAATGCTGGAACAATTTTAGAAAAAAATCTAAATCTTTCTAAAGCTTCTAACGCAAAATTTTCAGTTGGTAGTGATTCTTACTGGAGAAAGTTTTTATTAGATAATTCTTCATATATTTACGGTTTGTCCGGACCTTCTGGAATTACTTCAACATCTGATAATGTTTTGTTGATGCCATATTCTTATTTGGAGGAGGGAGATCCAACATTACCAGAGACTCAAAATTGGGATCAACCAACTAAAGATGGATTAATATTTGGTTCTTTTGGATCAAGAACATTAACTTTAGTAAATGGTAAAAATTATAATGGAGAATCTGGAATTACAACATCTGCTAATGGTAAAGGACCATTTGAAACAGACTTGCCAAATTTAGTATCTGGATATGACTTATTCCAAAATACTGAAGAAATTAATGTAGATTTTCTGCTAATGGGATCTACTGCTTATAGTAAAGAATCTGCCCAAGCATTAGCAAATAAGTTAATTCAAGTTGCAGAACAAAGAAAAGATGCTATTGCATTCATTTCTCCACATAGAGGTGCATCTTTAACTGATACAAATGATAAAGTATCAGTTAAATCTTCAAGTGAAGATATTACTAATAATATTTTAGAATTTTATTCTGCAATAACTTCTTCTACTTATGCAGTATTTGATACTGGACATAAGTATATGTTCGATAGATTTACAAATGGATTTAAATATGTTCCATTGAATGGAGACATTGCTGGAATTTGTGCAAGGAATGACATTAATAATTTCCCATGGTATTCACCAGCAGGAACAAATAGAGGTGCAATTTTAAATTCTGTAAAACTTGCATATAATCCAACAAAATCACAAAGAGATAGACTTTATACAAATAGAATTAATCCAGTAATCTTCTCGCCAGGATCTGGAATGGTTCTCTTTGGTGATAGAACTGGATATGCAAAAGCTTCTGCTTTCGATAGAATTAATGTTAGAAGATTGTTTATCTATCTAGAAGAGGCAATTGGAAGAGCTGCTAAAGATTCTCTCTTTGAATTTAATGATGAGTTGACAAGAACAAACTTTGTAAATACGGTTGAACCTTTCCTACGTGATGTCCAGGCTAAGAGAGGTATTTTTGATTATGTTGTCATTTGTGATGAAACCAACAATACTGCTGCAGTAATTGATAATAATGAATTTATTGCGGATATCTACATTAAACCTGCAAGATCAGTTAATTTTGTTGGTCTGAACTTTATTGCCACTAAGACTGGTGTTGATTTTGAAGAAGTAATCGGTAACTTTTAATTTAGAGGTTTAAAAAACAATGGCAACAAGAAATCAATTTAATCCACCACCACTAAGAAAAATTACGGACTTCAAATCAAGGTTAACCGGTGGTGGTGCAAGATCAAACCTTTTTGAAGTCGTATTATCTTTCCCAGGAATTGCACCAGCAAGTTCAGTAGTTCTCGATAAATCGAGATTCTTAGTAAAAGCTGCAAATCTTCCAGCTTCTAATATTGCTCCAATTGCTGTTCCTTTTAGAGGAAGAACTTTACAGGTTGCTGGTGACAGAACCTTTGATAGTTGGACAGTTACCATTATGAATGATACTGATTTTTCAATCAGATCTGCTTTTGAAAACTGGATGAATAAAATTAATAGAGTTTCAGATAGCACTGGAGAAACGGATCCATCTTCATATACTGCAGATGCATTTGTATATCAACTAGATCGTGATGGTTCTACTTTAAGAGCATATCACTTCTATGACATTTTCCCATCTCAAGTTGGTTCAATTGCTCTTGATTATGAGACCAGCACAATTCAACAATTTACAGTTGAATTCCAGATTCTCTGGTGGGAAGCTATTAAAGGAAACTCTTCTGCTGCTGGCGGAAGAAATATCAACTAAATATATAAGATAAGTTAAATTAAGTTTATAAAATGGCGAAACTTTTTGGTTTTTCGATTGAAGATAACAATAATAAGCCCAACTCTGTAGTTTCCCCCGTTCCTCAGTCAGATGAGGACGGGGTTGATTATTATATTCAGTCAGGTTTTTACGGACAATATGTAGATATTGAAGGGGTATATAAGACAGAGCATGATTTAATTAAAAAATATAGAGAAATATCACTTCATCCAGAATGTGACAATGTTATTGAAAGCATTGTAAATGAAGCGATTGTAAGTGATCTTTATGACTCTCCAGTTGAAATTGAATTATCTAACTTAAATGCAAGTGATAAACTTAAAGAAATTATAAGATCTGAATTTAAGTATATTAAAGAGATGATCGATTTTGATCGAAAATCTCATGAAATTTTTAGGAATTGGTATGTTGATGGGCGAGTATTTTATTTGAAAGTTATCGATCAAAAAAATCCCTCTGCAGGAATTCAAGAACTAAGATATATTGATCCACTAAAAATTAAACATATAAGGCAAGAAAAGAAAAAGAATTCGGATCAAACTATAAACATAAATGTAAGATCTAGTGGAGAATCATATGATTTTCCTGAGATTGAAGAATATTATGTATATACTCCTTCTGGACAAACAGCATTTTCGGCGCCAAAGAAAAATATAAAAATTGCAAAAGACTCTATCACATACTGCACTTCAGGTCTTGTTGATAGGAATAAAGGAACTATTCTTTCTTATTTGCATAAGGCAATTAAATCTGTCAATCAATTGAGAATGATTGAAGATTCTCTCGTCATCTATAGATTGTCAAGAGCACCAGAACGTCGTATTTTCTACATTGATGTTGGCAATCTTCCAAAGGTAAAGGCTGAGCAATACTTGCGAGAAGTCATGTCTCGCTATAGAAACAAACTTGTATATGATGCAAGTAGTGGCGAAATTCGTGATGATAAAAAGTATATGAGTATGCTTGAAGATTTTTGGCTTCCAAGAAGAGAGGGTGGTAGAGGAACCGAGATTACAACACTTCCTGGTGGACAAAATCTTGGTGAGCTATCTGACGTTGAATATTTCCAAAAGAAACTCTATAGATCATTAGGAGTTCCAGAAACAAGAATTGCTGGTGGTGGAGATGGATTTAACCTGGGAAGATCATCTGAAATTCTTCGTGATGAATTAATGTTCTCAAAATTTGTGGGTAGATTGAGAAAGAGATTCTCAAATTTGTTCAATGATATTTTAAAGAGTCAATTAATACTTAAGAATATTGTTTCTTTGGAAGATTGGAATGTAATGAGTGATCATATTCAATATGATTTCTTATATGACAATCATTTTGCAGAATTAAAAGAAGCAGAATTGCTAACAAATAGACTAACTTTAGCAACTACTGTCGAACCTTTCATTGGAAAATATTACTCTACTGAATATGTTCGCAGAAGAATTTTACGTCAAACTGACTCTGAAATCATAGAGATTGATATTCAAATTGAGGATGAAATTGAAAAAGGAATCCTACCAGATCCAAATGCTCCTGTTGATGAAAATGGAAATCCACTTCCAATGGAAGGAGACATGCAGCAAGGTCAAAATGGACAAGTTCCAATGGAACCAGGAATTGATGATTCTACTGTAGAAGTTCCAGAGCCAAAAACTCCTAAGGGAGGAAAAATATAAATAAATTTATAATAATCATTGTATTTTTATGGAAGAACTTATAGATTTGATTGCGACTAACTCGCCACCATCTGAAATTTCAGATAGTATAAAGCAAATATTATTTGCAAAATCTGTTGAAAGAATTGACTCGATTAGACCAGAAGTTGCAAATTCAATGTTCAATAGAGGGAATGAAGAATGACGGTAAAACCACTATCTTTATCATTTGATTTATCCACAATCACTACTATTGATAATGCATCGGTATTTTCGGTCATTAATACCAATAACGCTGCAGTAAAATTAATAATTGATAATGGTGTATCCCCTGTTGAAATTCATCTATCTGCTGGAGAAAGATTGACAGTAGAGAAAGAATATACTGCAACTGTTCTTGGTGAATTATCTGGAGGTGGAGTAATTACAGCATCAACAGTCTTTGCGAATAAAGTAGCATACACAAATTAAAAAAATGAAACTAATCACAGAAGAAGTATCTAAAGTAAGTATTATTACTGAAGGTAAAGGAAGTTCAAAAAAACTCTATATTGAAGGAGTCTTCTTACAAGGAGATATTAAAAATCGCAATGGAAGAATGTATCCAATAGATACTCTTTCTAGAGAAGTTAATAGATATTGTGAGAATTTTGTAAACAAAGGACGTGCTCTTGGTGAACTCGGACATCCAGATGGTCCAACAGTTAATCTTGATAGAGTTTCCCATAAAATTACCTCATTAGTTAGAGAAGGTAATAATTTTAAAGGTAAAGCTCAACTTCTAAGCACTCCAATGGGAAAGATTGCATCTTCTCTTATTGATGAGGGTGTAATGCTTGGTGTTTCTTCACGTGGTGTTGGTTCTTTGAAAGAAGATCGCAATGGTTGTAAAGTTGTTGGTGAAGACTTTATGTTAGCAACTGCTGCTGATATTGTTGCCGATCCTTCTGCTCCAGATGCCTTTGTTCAAGGAATCATGGAGGGTAAAGAATGGGTTTGGGAAGGAGGAAAACTTCGCGAACATCTTGCCGAAAAAACTCAAAAGAGAATTAATACATTAGTTCAACAGAGAGCTTTGGAAGAACATAAGTTAAATTTATTCCAAGAATTTCTTTCAAATCTTTAAATTATAAATAAATATAGATTATAACAAATAAGATCTAAAAACAATGTCCGTTGGTAGTAATTTACAAGAAATGGAAAACGTAGTAACCAAAGGGGCAGCACCTGCCGAACCCATGCAAAATATCGCACAGAATGCATCTGGAGTTATGGTTCCAGGTCAAACTGGTTCATGGGAAGATCTAGGTGGCCCTACTCCAGAAAACTATCGTCCCGATGACGATTCTTCTGCTCTCAAAACTCCTGGCGCAACTTTATCTCAAGTTAGAGATGTTGTAAATGCTAAGGCATCTGCACCAGAACCTATGGCAACTGCAAAGGAAGAAACTGAGAGTTCTGAAGAAGTTGTTGCCGAAGAGGAGATTGTTGAGGAGGACTTGGTTGATGAAGAAATTGAAACTGAAGAAGTAACGGAAGAAGAAGTATTAGAATACGATATTGAATCTGATGTTAATGCTCTATTAGAAGGAGAAAATCTTTCTGAAGAGTTCCAAGAAAAAGCACGTTTAATCTTTGAGTCTGCAATTAATTCAAAAGTAAATGAAATTAAAGAGCAACTCGAAGAAAATTATCAAAATGCTTTAATCGAAGAAGTAGAAACGATTAAAGAAGAACTTGTAGATCGTGTCGATTCATACCTTGAGTATGTTGCTGACGAGTGGATTCAAGAAAATGCACT